GTTCTGCGGTGGTTAAAGGAGTTGGAGTAGCCCCCGGCTGGCAGTATAGAGAGGCTGAAAAGCCGGGTAAAACTTTGTTGGGAAGAGCCATTTTTCACCTCACGAAGGAATGTCTAAAGTCGAGTCTAAAACAATTTGATGTAATTTTGAATCGTTGTCGTATGTATGGAAGAGCCAATCAACGTCTATCTTTGCCACAAAAAATAAACCGCCAAATGTTCCCTGATAACCGTGGAGCGCGTCGACAATCTGCTGAGCTTTCGAGTAACAGTTCGCCATTTGCTGAGCAAAAACTGTCGCTTGAAAGACAGGCCTGTCTATACCCTTAACCGACTGCGGCCCGGTATACACGGGCTGATGAACATCTCTAAGCTGCCAAGTAACAAACGTCGGCTCGGTTGAAAAGTTGCGATTAAACACGGCATAGACCGGCGTGGGCGTACAAACCGAGGTTAGCTGCGCCTGTATCGCCTGGGCATAGGTAACGGCTGAATTTTGGCCCATCAGACTGCAACCGTTGGTTCGTTACGGTAACAAGTAAACGTTACCCACTGCCTATCGTCATGCTCGTAAACCTCAGCGATCCGCCAAGATTTATCCCGAAAAGAAATGCTGTAGGCCTCTTGAGCGTCTGAGATCGTACGCATGTTGGGCGTGTAGTTCACAGTGAACTCAATCATGTTGTCGTATTGCCGAAACTTCTCAAGCGTACGGATGCGGTTATGCACAGCCTTTGTTTTTGCTCGCGTCTGAAACCATGCAGTCTCTGTCGTTGTTTGCTCGCCAAGATTGGTAAGCCCAAACGTCAGATTGTTAATGGTGATTTGATCGACGCGTAAAACCATCACATCACCAAAGTTTTATAGGGTCGCAATAACTGGTCAATCGCCCACGGAAGCTGATACTGCTTAGCCTCGGAAATCGCAGACCGATTGTTGTAGAAATGCGTGAGAAGCATGAGACCAGCTTGCTTAACCACGGGATACTGACCAATAACGCTGCCTTGTAGTGTGTACTGGCAAAGCATTGGAGCGGTCATGTAGGTGTTAACGTTATTTGGAACCTCGAAAAGAACTAACTTATTTCCTGTCGGGTCATAGTAATACTGCGAGCTTGCAATCGTCGTAAGAACCGGAGGATTTAGGTCGTTGTAATACTTGACCCAGTTGATCGTCACGCCGTTTTGCGAAACCTCGGGAAGATCCAGGGAAACCGGAGCCGCCATCAAACCCGAGATTAGATAAGAAGCCTGATACGTCACATTGAAGATTGGAACACCCAAATAATCCTCAATTGCCATTCGCGCTGCCAGCTCAAGCTGCGACAAAAACTCGTCTTGAGATTCATCCGCAAACAAATTGAGCTGATTGGTGATTTCGTCAAGCGTAAGCCATTGCGTAACCGGATCGCGGGTACTTTGAATGACCTTCGAGTAGTTGAACGGGTTTCTAGAACCCGCTCCGAAATTACCTTGCAATTGGCTTGGCATGTTAGGTTCCGATCAAACGAACGCCAGCGGTTACATCGCGAACAGTCGATACCAAACGCTTTTCCGCATAGATCGTGATTGTTCCAGGCTGCGTCTGCTCCATGCGTTGCAGCGTCATTTCCGAATGGTCAACGATCCACATAAACCGAGGCCAATTGGCTAGGTAAATGGGAGAAGCGCCGACAGCGGGAGCATCCAAGTAGGGATTGGCAATAACCGGCCATCCCATGATGTTTACAGCAGGGCCTTCGCCTTCCTCGCCAACCTCAACAAGCGCGTAAGAGTTGCCGCCATGCGTATATTTCCTGAGCGTTTGGATTGCCGTGGGGTGCATCATCCACGCCGTTCCTGGCATCTTCCAAAACTGACCTGGAAGAGCGTTAGCAACGTCCACAAGACTTTCCCACTCGATGCCGCCAGCATGACCATAACCGACCGTATTAAGCGTATGGATGCCGTTGGTTATTGCCGTTCCTGAACTACCGTAAGCCGCCGTAGAACCCGCAGTTCCTGCGTACATCTTGAGACCGCGCAGACCGTTAGTTGCGCCTGTGGTTGTGGTGGTCGATCCTGCCTGATCGTCATTGATCGCCATAGACGCGGCTTCGATCTGGCTAAATTCCATCGCAAGATCTTCAGCCAAAGCTGCATCTAAACCATTAATATCATCCATCGCCGCTGCGCGGATAGGCATCTGAGCGCTGATAACGCGCATCGGAAGCTGCCAAATGCTCGTGGCAATGTTGGGCGAACCGCTGTTAGCGTTTACCGTGTAGCCCCAAGGGTTCGTACTGTTTGCAGCATTACCAGTCTTAACAACAAACTGAATATCCGAATCCGAGGTCATCGTCTGGTTAGCGTAAACCCGGAAAGGGTTCCAGTAACGCAGACTTGCAAATACATCCTCGTTATAGACGCGGCCACCAACGCCGGAGCCCGAGCCCGTGAGGGCTGAGGCTTCAGCGAGGTTCACCTTGGCTTTGCCCTCGTGGAGAGCCTGCTTAAGCCCTTCTAAAATCACCTGTTTCATAGTCTCTCCATAGAGGGAGAGGGCTTTCGCCCTCTTTAATTAAGCCGCAGTGCCAGTGGAACGGTAACGTACACCAGCGAACGGATCGCGCACAGATGTGGCTGCGCGGGTTTCGCCGTAGAACGTGATCGAGCCTGGGAGCGTCTGGTCATAACGACGCAGAACCATGCTCAAACGCATAACGATGGTGTGGAACAACTGCCAATCGCAGAAATACATCGGATAGTAGGAAGTTGTGCCAGCCGCGCCGGTTGTAGGCTGAGAAGGATTGTCAACGTACTTGTTAACCACCACATCAAAGCCAAGCAACTTGCCAACGATGCCATCGTCACGGCTCAGACCGTCGATGTAGATCGGGCGCTTCTGATCGTCAACCAAACCACGGATGCCTTGCAACAAGATTGGGTTAATCATGAAGCGAGCGGTTGGGGTCCAGTATTGCTGCGGCAAGCTGTAGATGAAGTTAACAACGTCTTTATATGCAATGTTGTTAGCGCCTACAGTGTTTGCGTTGGTGGTCAACTGATCGTACGTTGCGAGGTTATGCAGACCGTTAGTGGTTGCAGTTCCCGAGGTTCCGAAAGAAGCCGTGGAAACTGTACCGCCCGTGTAGGTTGCATTTGCACCAGCATACTGATCTAAGCCGCGCAGACCATCAGCGCCGCCAGTGGATACCGAGGTTCCGGTTCCCGATTGATCGTTGTTCTGAATCATCGAGGTTGCCATTGCCTGCTGGAACTCAAGTAGCATGTCGTCAACGACGTTGGGCTCAAGACCGTCAATATCGTCAAGCGCAGCAGTACGGATTGGGAACTGTGCGTTCAAGTCTTTGAGGATCACTTGCCAGATCGACGTTGCTTCAGTTGTTGGCGCTCCATTATTTTGGACGCTATACCCCCACTGAGCGCCAGCGTTGCCGGTCTTGACACGGAACTGATAGGCAGAACCGTCAGTTGCGACGATACGGGAAAGATCCATCATCGGGTTTGCCAGACGCTTAGCAACAAACACAGGATCGTAAGCGGTACGGCCACCAACGTCATAACCAGAAGCGGTAAGCGCAGATGCTTCTTTGATGTACCCGTCGAACTGATCGACCGATTCAAAGATCTTTACTTCGCGCTCAACCTGATTGCCACCCTTCATGTACTCTTTTAGTACATCGCGGAAGCGACGGTTTGCTTCACCACGAACAGTCTTGTGGATTGGGCGAATGATGGAGGGAGCGGCAATTTTTGCCTCAAGAGCGGCAAGTTTTTGCTCCGTTTCTGTTTTAACTGCCTGAACAGCTTCGGTAACTTGAGTCTTTACAGCCTCAGCGGTCTCAGCGAGTTTTGCAGCGTTAGATGCTTCGATTGCATCTAGTTTTTCGATGACTTTTTCAAGCATGATAGTTCCTTTATCGGGTTGCGATTGCCTTCAGCAGCTCGCGGTATTGGAGCGCTTCCAGCAGTTTCACCGCTGCGTCCGAATCACTCGGTTGAGCGGGTTGCTTTGCAGATTCAGCGTCACGCTGTTCAATAATCTGTTTCAGCAGCGCGGATGCAGCGGTTGCATCCTTTCTTGAAAGCCCTGCCTCACGCAGTGCCTTCTCGATTACTCTTGGATTGGGTTTGTTGTCCATCCAATATTCAAGTCGGCTAATTTCAGCCTTGGGATTGTTGGGGTTCATCACAATCGAAACCTCAGCCAATCCGCCTTTCATGATCTGAAAGAAGCTGTCAGGGTCGTCTGTGGGTTCGCCGTTCTCATCGACCATTTGGTATTCGTCGGCATAAGCGCCAACAGAAACACCTCCGACCATGCGCGGCGATTCTTTCATGATCGTATAAAGATCCGATCCTGCCGTGGTATTCAGGAAAAGTTTCCCGGTTCCGGTCATGCCTTCGTCCGTAATATCGAACTTTGACCACTCGCCCACGGGCATCATGTCGCTAGAATGCTGGAAGTACATGGGAAGCGGCCTGCCGGCTTCCATCCAGCCTTCATGCCACATCTCAAACGCTGCCGGCGTGTAGAAAAATCTACGCCCGTCTGCGCCTTCTCTTGCGCCCCAGGTCGTTAAGGTTGCTTCGATCTCGCCGGTAGGTTCGCCGGTTGCCTCATCAGCCATACGGCCAAGCTCAACCTTTGCCTCGGTGAAGAATTGAATGTGCTTAGCCATGTATCGGTTCCTTTTCCTTCATTTTCCCATCTTCGGGTTTAGGCTTTGGCTTTCTCTTGTCAGCCTGTTCCTTTAACCGCTTCAAAACATCCTTAAGCATTGCCAGCTCGCCCGGTCTTGCCTATGACCTTAAGATTTCCGCCGCCGCCAGTATCCTGCGGCGAAGAGCCGGGAATAGACTTATCAACACCGCCGGCAGCAAGCAGAGAATCACCGTCGTCCACGCTATCAAGCCCAAGATAGTCTCTAGCTTCGTTTGGCGTGAGAATTCCGTTTTTGACTCCGGCCACAACATAGTTCATTTGATCCAGTGGAGCGCCCTTTAGGAAATCCTGCGTCTGGAACTGCACATAAAGATTTGGATAGCCACCAAGAAGGCTCGTTTTTAGCTTCTGCTCAATGTTCGTGATGAACGGCATCATCGTGCTTTTATAAAACTCGTCGAGCATGGTCTGCGTGTTGTTGTACTTGGACTCACCCACGCCGATCATCGCCGGAGGAACACCAAACAAGCCAGCAATCCGCGCCATCGTTTGTTTCTTAAGCTCTCGCGCATCTACGTCTTGCAGCGTCAAAGGCTTAATACTTTCGTACATCATACCTTGGTCTAATAGCATCGACTGCCCAGGCTTGCTCAAGTCTGAGGGCTGGCTGTTAAGCATGTTCGTCCATGCTTCTTTTAGCCTAGCTGCAATCTCTTTGAACTTAGAATCGGGTATGACCTGCTCGGTACGGAACAAGCCAGAAGGCTTAGCTCCATTCAACATAATAAAATTGCTGTATAAATCTATGTCTTGATCAAGCGAAATCAGCTCGACAGCCTGCAATCGGTTGAAAGACGAAGAACCTTGCCAGGGTTCGCTCTTAACGTGCATAACCTGGAAGTATTGCAGCGGCTCGTCTTTGTTAAACCCGTAGGAAGAGCTTGTAAGCGTATAGAACGGGTATCTCGTCTCAGAAATGCGAGGAACGATCAGCGTCGAGTCGAGAACGTAGACTTCAAGCGGAACCTGTTGCGGATCGGCTTCGTTCTTTCTCCAGAGTAACACGAAGGTCTCTCCGGCCAGCTCATGCCACATCGTGAACTGATACCAGAACTCGTATTGACTTTGAAAGTTATTAGGCTGTGCAAGCAAGTTAAGAATCGACTTTGCGCGGCTCTTTTCACGCTCGGGAACCCCGGGTTCCGTCTGCGTATCAACCAAAGTACCGTCAGCTTGCCGAGACATGATCTTTACTGGCAATTGTGCAAGCGCTCTGGCCTTGGTTCCGACGCAAGCCATGACCGTTGAGTTCCTGGCAAGCGTTGTAATATCTAATGAACGCCCTGCTTCGTTGACAGCCGAGGTGGTTACATAGAGAAGCTGGTTAGATCCGTAGCCCTGCCCCTTACCTCGGAGCATGACGTTGTTACCCAAAACAGTGTTGCCGAACAACGAATTCGACTCATTTTGGGTTGGTTTCTTGCGGAATCTGTCGAATATGCCCATTTTTAGCCCTAAAAGACCCTGAATCCGTATGATTCAGACGGCATCGGATTATCTAAGCTACAGTGCATGGCGATTATGAGGGCAACGATCCCGTCGACCTTCGCATGGCGGTCAACTCCGGCCTTCTTCACCTTGATGTTGCCCTGCACATCCACAAACACTTCGCAGTTTCCCAATTGGTGGCCTAAAAACGGGTTGCCATCGTGTTTGATTTTATGGCCGAGAATAAGCCGTTCTACATGTTTGGAAGGGTTGCTTAACACCGCCATCCCTTGCCCAACTTTTTTAACCGGCATCCCAGCTTCGTATAATCTAGCCACTAGCGCGGCTGCATTGTACGCGTCATAACCGACCTCGCGTACGTCGTATTTCTGGCTTTGTCCCAGAATATACTCCGAAATCTCGCGGTCGTCCATAACATTGCCTTCGGTCAGATGCAAAATGCCCGAATTGATAGCCTGTCGGAAAATATCCTGGTAATGCGCCGGCAATAAATCAAACCCATCCTCGGGAAGAAAAAACTTCCACTCAGCTTCGTAATCATCCTCGGCATAACGCTTAAGCGTACAAACCGCGTTTAGATCTCGTGTTGCTGCCAAGTCAAAACCGATAAATACAGCCTCGGGCTCACGGTCTGTAAGCCCTACAGCTTCATCCCAGTGTGATCTATCTACCCACGCGGTTTCGGCTGAAACGTAGACGTTTAATGTCTTGCAGAGAAACTCGTTGAGCGCTGCCGGCTTGATCTTGGCTTCCTCGCATCGAGCGGCAATCGCATCGTGCGAAACCGAGATATTGTGCATCGGATTAGCTTTATGCCAGACCGTCGGGTCTCGCCAATCGTCGCCAGCATCTAACGAATAAAGAAGCCCAAACCATCGAGGATTATCGGGAACATCCTGGTGAAGAATATGCTCCATCACCTGGAGATCTTCAAAGAACTTGGTGTCGCGTGTAAAAGAAGCCGTGGTTATATATAACCGCAGCGGATTCGCTCTCGCTACCATGCCCGAATGCAAGACCTCAATCGTATTCCTGTCGACGATCTGAGAAGCCTCGTCAATAATCGCGCAAGAAGGGTTAAGCCCGTCACCCGTACGCTTGGTATCCCGCGAGAGCGCTTTGAAAACCGATTGAGAGTCGCCGTTCTTTACTATCGTGAACTTGCCGGGGATAAAGAGACCGGAGACCTCTCGGGGAAGGGTTTCGATAAACCCCTTAGCAGTCGTGAAAACAATGCTTGCTTGATCTCGATTAGTAGCGACTGTGTAGACCTCTGCGCCAGCATCGCCAAAGGCGAGCT